TCGCGGCGGGCGTAATCACCGGCATCCGCGTTTTTAATTGCGGCGCCTACTCTTCTAACCCGGGAAATCCTGTTTCTGTCTCAGGCGGCGGCGGCGCGGCGGCAACTTTTAATCTCACGTTCGAGACCCAGAACTGGACAGTCAATCGTAACGTCGCGAGCTCAACCTCGGCCATCCGTTACGACACCATAGCCGGCGGCGGCGGCGTCCAGGTCCTCGAGCGCGAGGTCCAGCTTCAGGGCCCAGGCAACGCGGGCGCGGACGAGATCTATGTCGGGGTTATGGAGGTCCGTGACACGGGCGCCGGAACGTTTAACTGGGCGCTGGGCGGCTTCACCGGCTTCGGCTCCGGCCTCGACTGGGCCAACCAGCCAGGCTTTTCTCATGTCTCGCCGGACGAGATCGCCGCCTTTACGCCGCTCACAAATGGGGCGATTGAATGCTGGTTTCACGTCACGCCCAGACACCTGAAGGGCATCCTCCGGATCGGCTCGACCTATAACAATTTTTACCTCGGCTTCATCAATACATTCGGCACGCCGGCGGAGTATCCGTATCCGCTCTATGTTGCGGGCTGTTCGACAAAGTGGAACGAGATCTTCTCGACCTCGGGCGTGCGTCAATCGGGGCTGTGTGATCCGGGCGCCTACACTGGCAGCGGCGGGAACGTGCAAGGGCCTGGCGGCCTCCGCTTCTTCGATGGTTCCTGGATAAATTTTGACAATTGGCAATTCAACGGAACCAGCCGGCTACTCCGTAATTTTAACGTGATCGCCCCGTGTGGAATCATTAAGGCGGACCAGGCCCAGATCCCGCCGGTCGACCAGCTTGCCTCCGGTTCGGACAATGCGGAATGGAACGCGATCATCCCGCAGATCGGCACCCCAGGAAACCCATTGCAAAACCTGTTTCCAGCCGATGACTCGGGCGGCGATCAAACGGTCCTATTCCCGAACGTTATGCAATCCGTGTTTCCGTCGCTGCAAATTATCGGCGAGCTCGACAGCGTCTTCTGGGGTTCCACGCTGGGGAACAACATCGTCTCGCAGGACCGCGTAATCATCGGCGGGATCTATTATCGAGCCTTCCAGAACTGCAACCGAACAGACAGTTTTTCTCACGTCTTTTTGAGGGAGGACGCTTAGCCATGGCTTTTCAAACCGGGACCTCGACCAGTATCGAGAACCTCCTCCAGACGCTCTCGACGTTTCTCGTCGCCAACGGCTGGACGCAAGACTTCGCGACCACCGGCGACCCTGGTCTGATCGGCTTCTCGAAAAACAACATCTTCGTCGCCTTCCAGTACACCGAGGCCACCGATAACGGCGTCATGGCGATGTACCAAAGCACGAGCAACGACAACGCGACCAGCGTCTGGCTCTCGACGGGCGACTCAGGCAACGGCGCCCCCTCCTTGGTCGCGTCTCAATTCGACATCGGGCGATGTGTCAACGAGTTCGCCGGCCCGCATTCGAACTATTGGTTTTTCGAACAGGATTCGGGTCCGGCTTACATCCATGTCGTCGTCGAAGTCGACGCCGGCCGCTTCCGGCATTTTGGTTTCGGCGAGATCGACAAGATCGGCGACTGGACGGGCGGCGAATACTGTTATGGGCATTACTGGAGCCAGGTCACGAGCTTTATCGATGACCCGACCGCCTCCTCGCATCACGCCGGTTTCGACGGCGCTGGCTTCGGCGGGTCGGCTGCCTACAACGCGACGATGCGGGTCGATGGTCATTCGGGCGAGCCGAACGCGAACACGATCTGGGCGAACATGTTCATGGGCGCAACCCCCCTAAACGACCGCGCCGGGAATGCGCGCTGGGCCGGCCTGGCCGGCTGGCGGGCGGGTCGTGAGTGGCAAACGTTCTGCGGTTACAGAATCAGCCAGGCGACCGCTTACACCCCCCTTGTCCCGATCGCCGCGGAGGTCATCAATTTCGGCGCGACGCCAGACGCGACCTATCGGCTCGGCTATCAGGCCGATGTCCGGATGGTCAACATCGGGAATCTGGACCCGGGCCAGATCATCAGCATCGCCGGAGACCAGTGGTATTTCTTCCCCTGGGTCCGGAAGCAATTCCTGGAAAATAACACCGAGGAAAGCTGGAACGGCGGCGTCGCTTACAAGCGAGTGAACGCCTAAACGGCGAGCGGCACATGGCGGACTTCTTCGGCTTTTTAGCGCAACGACTCATCACCGGGACGGACCCGGGAGACCCGAACGCCGGCCAGCCGAAGTCGACGGCGGCATCCGTCGGCGGCGGTCCTGGCATCCCTTATCCGTCGATGACGTTCAACCCGTCCGACTCGACGGTCGTCCCCAGCCTTTACGCGCCCTTTGAACGCGTCGACACCTTTGTCGCTTTGCAGGGCGTCGACCCGGGAGCTCCGGACAGCGTCGGCCCAGCCGAGAACGGCGCCCACCTCCAGGGCCAGTTCACGCTCACCCCGAACGCCTCGGGCGAGCGGGCCGGCGGAGCGGTCGACCACGCGGGACACCTCGATCCGTTTTTACAAGCCGACTGGTTCGAGAAGTGGCACATCTTTCCGGGCGAGCTCGCCCTGGGGAACGTGTTGACGACGCAGATCCGCGAGCTCGAGATCTTCAACGCCTTCCGCAACGAGGCCAGGACCTGGCAGGGCTTCACGAACAACGCCGGCGCTGGGATCTCGATCACGAACCTCCCGGCGCTCCCGACTGTCCTCGAGCCGCTCGAGTCGTTCATCAATGACGTCCAGGTTTCGACCGCCGGCCCGCCAACGATCAACGGGACGCTCGACTTCGACATCGATCTGACGCCGCCGAACATCATCGTCGTCCCGATCACCGGCAACCGGATCACGATCTTCCAGTTCCGACCCCAGACGCCAATCAACGAGGAGCTCGGTTTTAAAACCGACATCCTCCAGCACACCGACGGCAGCGAGCAACGGCTCAGTCTTCGCCAGGCACCACGCCAGCGGATCGAGTTCACGATCCGGGTCGACGACAGCCGGAGCCGCGACGCGATAAACGCGATCCTGTTCGAGTGGCAATCGCGCGTTTTCGGCGTCCCGATCTGGTGGGAGGCGAAACCGCTCGACGCGCCGCTCACCGCGCTCGACACCGTCGTCCAGGTCGACACGGCCGACGCCGATTTCAGGGCCGGCGGCCTGGTCACGATTTACGACTCGAACTTCGTCTCGCAGACGGTCGAGGTCCTGACCGTGAACCCGACGAACTTGGTCCTCCAGGTCGCGATCGGGACCGCGTTCGATGCGGTCAATACGCTCGTGATCCCGACGCGTACCGCCTACACAAAACCGCAATTGCAAGATGCGCGTTTCGCGATCGGTCCGACCGATTTCAAGTTCGAGTTCACGGTCCTCGACAACGTCGACCTGTCGGACGCTTCGGCCTTCCCGACTTATCAGGGCGTCGGCCAGTCAGTGGCGAAGCCGCTCCTCGACGGTCTGAACTTTATGCCTTCGGGAACGATCGCCGAGGGCAACAGGCAGCGGACCGAGCGCCTCGATCACGAGACGGGTCCGTTCATACAGTTTTCATCCTGGGAGAAGGGGAAGCCGCTTTATACGTATGGCTTCGAGGCGAAGAGCTTCGCCGACACCTGGAACGTCCGGACGCTCCTCCATTATCTGCGCGGGAGCCAGCTCTCGTTCTACGTGCCGACGGGTCGGACGGACATTAAGCCGCTCGCCGACATCGCCAACAATGACAGCTCGATCAACTTCACCGACTACGGCTTCGACCAGTTCGTCCAGGGCGTGACACCGCGCTCGGATCTGCGCGTTCTCCGAAACGATGGGACCTACTCAATGCACACCATTACCGGGACCTCGGTCGTCTCGCCAGGCGTCGAGCGGGTCGACTTTAGTCCGGGCATAACGCCGGCGCTCCCCCTGGCGGATCTGGATCGGATCGAGATCGTCACGCTCTCGCGCCTGGTTAACGATCGCGCGCGCTTCGTGCATCGCCGGCCGGGCGAGACTAGGATCGACATCCCCTTGATCGGAGTTCCGGCCTAATGACATTCGACGCCCAGGAAACCAGCCTCGAAGACTCCCAGGTTCTGGAGCTTTACCAGTTCGTGTTCGGCTCCGAGACGTTCCGCTTCACCAGCTACAATTCCGACATAAGCTGGGGCGGCCTCAGCTACACCGCGACGCAGATCTCCAGGACCGCGACACAGAACAGCGTCGAGGATGCGATCAATCAGCTCACGATCACGATGACGCTCGACAACCCGGTCGCGCAGAAATTCATAAGCAACGTTCCGGGCGATGTCGGTTCCGTCCTGGTCTTGCGGGCGAACGCGAACGATGTGAGCGAGGGCTCGATCGTCCTGTTCGACGGCTTCGTCGCGAGCGTGAAATTCGACGGCGAGCTCCAGGCGCAAGTGTTATGCAACCCGTCGACAAACGTGTTCAAGCGCAGCGGCCCGCGGTTTTCTTATCAAGGGATCTGCAACCATGTTCTCTACGATGCGCGCTGTAAGATCGCGCGCTCGGGTTTCACCTTCACCGGCCTGGTCTCCTCCGCCTCCGGCGCTGACATCACGGTCAACGGCTTAACCGCCCAGGGCGCAAGCTGGGCCGTCGGCGGCTTTGTCCAGGCACCGACCGCGGCGCCGGAGGATAAGCGCCTCATCCTGGCCCAGGCGGGCGACGTGATAACGCTCCTCCTCCCGTTCTCGATCACCGTCCTCGGGACCCAGGTCGACGTCCTGGCCGGCTGCGATCACTCGCTCGCGACCTGTCTGTCGAAGTTCTCGAACGTCATCAACTACGGCGGCTTTCCCTATGTCCCCAGGAAGAACCCGTTCAACTCAACGCTGCGAGGCGGAGCCTAATGCCGTTCTGGGTCTTCCTGCTGATCTATGCCGCGACTTTTTTGATTACAGAATTGTTACGGCCGAAGCCGCAAATCGAGGACGCGAAGCCGGCCGGCCTGGGCGACTTCCAGGTTCCGACCGCCACCGAGGGGCGCGTCGTCCCGCTCATCTGGGGCCGCGTCAAAGTGTCGGGTCCGAATGTCGTCTGGTATGGCGACCTGGTCGCCGACCCTCAACGCGACACCGTCAAGACCGGCCTGTTCTCGAAGAAGAAGGTCACGGTCAGCTTCAAGTATTACATCGGGCTACAGTTCGGGATCTGTCGCGGTCCGGTCACGCTCCTCCGTCACATACGCAACGACGAGAGCTTCGCCTGGGGACCGGACGCCTCGACGGCTGACACGCCAGTCACCCCGATCGACGCCGGCGGGACCTTCTCGATCAACCAGCCGGACTTCTACGGCGGCGCGGATTCCGGCGGCGGCGGCGGCCTGGTCGGCTCGGGGCGGATCTATCCCGGCTCCGAGAGCCAGGCAGTGAACGCCTACCTCACGCCGTTCCAGTCACCCCAGCCGGCCTATCGCGGAACCTGTTACATGGTTCTGGAGCGGATAAACGTCGGCTTTACGCCGAATCTGCGCGTCTTCGAGTTCGAGGTCGAACGCTTTCCCGACGGTCTGGATCTCGCCACCGTGCAACCAGGCGACGAGCGGATCGGCGACACTTGCAATCCGATGAATGTCGTCTATGAAGCTTTGAACGACAGCGAGTGGGGCCTGAACATTTCCGCCGGCGGGATCGACGTGACCGCGCTCCGGGCAGTGGCCGCCACGCTTGCCACCGAGGCGAACGGCTTCGCCTGGATCTGGGACCGGCCCCAGGACGTTCTACAGATCATCCAGACGATCGAGCAACAGGTCGACGGCGTGCTATTCCAGGACCCGATCAGCGGCGACTATAGCTTCAAGCTCATCCGCTTCGACTACACGCCGGGAACGCTTCCCCTGTTGGATGAGAGCAACGTCCGGCGCTTGATCCGCTTCTCGCGGCCGGCCTGGGCGGAAACCCAGAACCAGCTCCAGGTCGAGTTCGTCGACCCCAGGAAGAACTACACGCAAAGCTTCGCGTTATCCCAGGACATGGCGAACATCGACATCGTCAACGCGATCAACAGCTCGAAGATGCGATTCCCGGGCGTGAAGGACCCGGCCCTGGCGAACGAGATCGCCTGGCGCGAGATCCGCCAGCTCAGCTTCCCGGTCGCGACGGGCCAGCTCGAAACCGATCGCAGTCAGTACGCGATCACGCCGGGCGACGTCCTCGAGCTCACCTGGAGCCGCCTCGGGATCGTCCTCCTCCCGATCCGGATCACGAAGGTCAACCGCGGGCGCATCCTCGACAACATCATAAAACTCGACTGGGCCCAGGACGTTTTTGCGTTCAACCCTGGGAGCTTTGCCGACCCTCCCGACACCGGCTGGGCCGAACCCGATGACACCGCCCAGGCGATCGCCGAAGAGCAACTGATCGAGGTTCCCTATCGGATCACC